TAAGAAGACAGCTTGAAGAAGCGAAAGATAATTCTTAATCTTAGGAGATAATCAATGAGCGCATTTCAATATAGGAGTGGGTTGGGTAGTTCTGCTGCTTACCAAGTAAGTGCGATACCTTTTCTTAAAAAACAGACTACCAGTTTTCCAGGTGGGGCTACAAAGGAATTTACCTTTCCGCAAGTTACAAAATTTATAAAAATTGTTAATACCTCCGGTACTAGCACTTTGAATGTAGGTTTTTCATACTTGGGTGTAGACTCTGGTGACAATTATTTTACAGTTGGCCCCAACAGTGAATCTGCTATATATTATTGGAGAGTTTCAAGTGTTTTTGTAAAACCATCCGGCGGCAGTGGAGCTATAGAAATTCACGCTGGTTTAACAACAGTTTCGGATCTAGAACTAACCAACAACTGGTCTGGTTCGGTAGGAGTAGGATAAGATGAGTGTTTTTCAGTATAGAAGTGGGTTAGGAAACTCTGCTTCTTATCAAGTAAGCTCAATACCCTACTTGTTAAAGGGCAGCCAAATTACCAATGATACTATAGTTGAAATAGTTTTTCCAAATGTAACTAACTTTATAGAAATTTTTACAACAGCCGGTTCTGGAGATCTAAGAATAGGGTTTTCATCTCTAGGGATCCAAAAATCTGCCCCAGCCGGCACTAACTATATTCTGCATTCAGCTGGGACAAGTGAGATTTACGGCTGGCGTGTAACATCTTTGTTCTTACAGAGACAAGCGACTGCTCCAACGGCCGTGACCGTGGATTATGAGATTCGTGCTGGTCTAACAACAATCGCCGCAAGTGAACTAGCCAATAACTGGTCAGGTTCTGCCGGCGTAGGATAAGATTATTATAAGCTATTTTTAGGAAAAACAAGTATTTTTAAAAAAGACACACTATTTATAAGTGGTATTATACTTTATTAAGGAGTTAGTTAATGTCAATGCTTGAACAAGCCATCGTAGATGCAAAAGACCTTCGTGAGGTTGCAAAAGCAAACGCCGAAGCCGAGGTTCTTGAAAAATATTCATCACAAATCAAAGAAGCCGTCGACCGCCTTTTAGAGCAGGACGACGAAGAAATGGAAGCAGGGGACCTTGGAGCCGAAGCAGAAGCTGAAGTTCTAGACCTTGATGCTGCCGAAGAGACAAGCGAGGTTGAAGACGATCTACCAATGTCTTATGAAGCCCAGCCGGCCGATGAAAAAGAAGAAGCCGAGCAAATGATTGACGACGTTTCTGACTCAATTGAACAAGCTCAAAACGTCCTTGATCAACTCGCCGTAAAAGTAGCGAAAATGGGCGAAGAAGATGGCGACGAAGAAATGGTCACTATTGACCTAGACAAGCTTGAGGACTCCGAAGTAGAAATAGAAGACGCTCCCGGTGAGCCAGATGCTATAGCAGAAGAGATCGACATTTCTGAAGACGAGCTTCTTGGCCTTATGGAAAAGCTTACCGTTGATACTTCAGCGCAAAAAAGCGGCTGGGCAGGACGCCCCGACAGCCAAGTGTTCTTTGAACAAGAGCTTGAGCTAGCCCGCATGAGATCAACTGAGCTTGAAGAAGATAACGCTGCATTCAAAGCAGCCGTTGAAGAACTTACCGAGAGCAAGAACAGTTTAGAAAAAGAACTAACAGAAAAAAACAATATAATAAAGAATACTGCAGTATTGGTTGAAAGCTTGCAGAATAAGCTTTCAGAGTCTCATCTCGTTAACACAAAACTGTTTTATACAAACAAAGCCCTATTAGATGACTCCTTGAATGAGCGGCAAAAAAGTAAAATTGTCGAAACAATCAACCGGGCCGACACGACCGATAAGGTCAAAGCTGTGTTTGAAACTCTATGTGAATCGGTTTCGTCTGAACCTGCAAAGAATGCTGGCCCAGAAAACTTGACTGAAGCGCTAAAAGTTAGAACACTTGTGGCTCGCCCCTCAAAAAAACAAACAATAAGCGAGTCAAGCGACGTTCTTCGTATGAAGAGACTAGCAGGCATACTTTAATATAAAAGGAGAAATTTTAAAATGTCAGTACTTAAGACACTCACAGAGGGCATTGAGCCCCGTGACCTTCACAAGGAGTCAAACGCACTACTTAATAAGTGGGAGCGAACAGGACTTCTTGAGGGTCTAAACACAGAAGACCATCGTCACCAGATGGCTCGACTACTTGAAAACCAGGCCAAGGAGCTTCTTCGTGAATCATCCACAATGGCCGGCGCCGACGTTGAAGGCTTTGCAGCAGTTGCATTCCCCCTCGTTCGACGTGTATTCGCATCACTTGTTGCCCAGGACCTAGTTTCTGTTCAGCCGATGTCACTTCCTTCAGGCCTAATCTTCTTCCTAGATTTCACTTTCTCAAGTGATACCGGCGATCGTCTTAGTAACGATGGCGGAGATTCAATTTACGGCGGCGGCCGAGTTGCTTCACAGATCACCGGAGGTGTTATCCTTACCGGACGTGATGCTGAAGCTGGTCCTTACGCCCTAAACAGTGGCTACGCTTCACCGACCGGAACAATATCGCTCACTTCAGCCCTTACTGTTACTTCTGGTACTGTTGATGCAGATGGTGCATTCGAACTCCCGGCTGCGGGATTTTTTAACACAGGAATGACGCAGCTTCTAGCGGATCAGATTCTTCGTTATGATCCTGATCTTGTTTCAGGCTCAGCAGTTGCTATTGGTACGGCTACATATTCAGACCTCGTTGACGGAGACTTCAATCAGGACAATCTTGTTGCCTTGACGCTCACTGGAGCTGCTCTTATCACCAACACAGAGCAGGTCCGACGTCTTACAACACTTGAGACCATCTCCGGTACCGAATACGTAGCGTTTGTTTGGGCCGCAACGACAGGTGCTGCAGCCGGCGACATCGCCAACGTAGGTTCCCTGATGGCTAACGTTAGCGCCGTCGACGCACCTCTAGCTGATGACTTTGACGGTAGAGGCATAGGAGGTGTTGTTGGAGCCCCCGAATGGGGACTTGAGAATAACGCTGATATCCCTGAGATCGACATCAAGGTCGACTCCGTATCAGTCACCGCAGTCACCAAGAAGCTTAAGGCGAAGTGGACTCCGGAACTTGGTCAGGACCTCAACGCATACCACAACATGGACGCAGAGGTTGAGCTTACTTCAATCCTTTCAGAGCAGGTTGCTCTTGAGATTGACCGTGAGATTCTAGAAGACCTTGTTAAGGGCGCAACTGCTGGTACATTCTACTGGTCACGTCGACCGGGTCGTTTTGTCAACCGTGAAACCGGCGCTGATATCTCAACATCAAATAACGAGAGCCTTCTCGGAGCCGACTTCACCGGTAATGTTTCAGAGTGGTACGAAACTCTCATTGAGACAATCAATGATGTTTCCGCTCAGATCCACCGTAAGACACTTCGTGGCGGCGCCAACTATATTGTTGTCTCCCCTGAAATGGCTAACATTCTTGAGTTCACCGCCGGCTTCCGTGCTGCTGTAACTCACGATGATGACCGTGGATCCGTTGGTGCTGTTCGTGTTGGTTCACTTTCCAAGAAGTTTGACGTTTATGTCGACCCCTACTTCCTACGCAATGTCGTACTAGTTGGTCGCAAGGGCGCTTCCTTCCTTGAGAGTGGCTACGTATACGCTCCGTATGTTCCTCTCCAGGTGACTCCGACTATCTTCGGTGTCGAGGACTTCGTACCTCGTAAGGGTGTCATGACCCGTTACGCCAAGAAGATGGTTCGTCCGGACATGTACGGTCTAGTTGTCTGCAAGGATTTCCTTGGCTAAGAACTAGTCTGAACTAGGATAAAAGAGACCTCCGGTGGAAACACCGGGGGTTTTCTTTTGCCGAGAACTATTTAAGATAGAGCACTTATAAGGAGAATACACGAATGTCTTTGCCTGTCCTAACACCTACTTCCCAAACATCAGCAATAATACTTCCTCAGACCGGGACAGCAACTGATGTGGCCGCAACTTTACCATACGGCATTTATTCTTCATCAGACTCCTTTCTAACAGGCGCCTCAGACCAAGTTGCTTATACTTATAAAATGCTTGGCGGCGACGTTTTGGACATTGAGCTTACAGCCGGCAATGTTTATGCGGCTTATGAAGATGCTTGTATAGAATACTCTTATCTTGTTAATTTACATCAAAGCAAAAACTCTCTTTCTGACCTGCTAGGATCTTCAACTGGTTCTTTTGACTCGGACGGCACAATAATAGCCGGCGACGCTTCCGGCTCAGCAGCTGCCATAAAGTATACTCGCTTTTCATTTGAGTACTCACGCAGAGTTGGTGATGCTGTTGGCACAGAAGTTCGTGTTGGCGGTTTGACAAACATTTACTCAGCCTCGATTGATGTTGAGGTCAATAAGCAAGACTATGACTTAGAAAGCATCTTAAGAGCAGATCCGGTTCATTCATCAAGAGTAGGAACAGATAGTAGAATCTTAATTAGAAAAGTTTTTTATAAAACCCCACAAGCAATGTGGCGCTTCTATGGCTATTATGGCGGTTTGAACGCTGTTGGCAACTTATCTAGTTATGGTCAGTTTGCTGATGACTCAACTTTTGAAGTTATTCCAACTTGGCAAAATAAAGCCCAGGCAATGGCTTTTGAAGACGCTATTTATACAAGAACAAGCGGCTTTTCATATCAGTTAAGAAACAACCAACTTCGTATTTTCCCTTCTCCCACCATTGCCCAGCCCAGAAAGATGTGGATCGAGTATTCAGTAGATGAATCACCGCTTTCTTCGTCTATTGGCTATGTTGAAAAGCAAATCAATGGGGTGAACAACTTAAATACCCTTCCATACGAAAATGTGCCGTATGCTTCTATTAACTCAATAGGCAAACATTGGATTCGGCGCTATGCTCTTGCCGTATCAAAAGGACAACTAGGAGAGATACGTTCTAAGTTTGCCACAGTTCCTATTCCTGGCGAGTCTGTGACGCTGAACGGCACTGCCCTAAAAGATGAGAGCAAGGCAGAAAAGCAAGCCCTTAGAGATGAACTCAAGACCATTATGGACGAGTTGACTTATACCAAACTTGCGCAAGACGACCAAACAAAGATCTCGGCAGTGGTTGAGACCTTTAAAGCTATTCCAATGCCGATCTATACTGGCCCACAAGGTAGCGCATAATGGCAGATAACAAATGGTCTAGACCAGCTCAGCCACCACCGCCACTCTTTTTCAACGAGAAAGAGCGAGATCTGGTAAAACAAGTAAATGACGAACTAATAGAAAGAGTAATAGGACAAACAGTTGCTTATTACCCACTTTCCTTAGAACATACAAACTATCATTCACTTTATGGGGAGGCAATCCAAAAATCCTTCCTTCCTCCAGTTAGAGTATACGCATTAGTCAAATTTGATGGTATTCAAACAGAAACATCAAACTACGGCCTGGACAAAACTGCTTCAATAACTGTAAACTTCCACAAAAGAAGGCTTACCGAGGACCAAGATCTTTATGTTAGAGAAGGAGATTTTGTGTTGTATGACGAGATTTTATACGAAATAACAACCCTTATGGAACCCAGGCTTTTATTCGGGCAAGCAGACAGAAGATTTGAGATTTCAGCCAAGTGCTTGAGATCAAGAGAAGGTTTATTCGATGGACAATAACGGATCAGAAAGATTAATACACATCCCGTTCGAACCCTCAACATTGGAAAACATTGACGAGGCTGTTTTTAACTTTGTCAATGAAGATCTAAACATTAGCACAAGAACAAACAAAGGCTTCAAGAAAGTTCCGGTTATTTGGCAAGGATCCGAACGAGCTTGGTATACAAAGAAAGATCCAAGAACAAATGACATTCTAAACTTTCCGATTATTACTGTTGCAAGAACCGGCCTATCAAAAGATCCTTCAAAAAAAGGAATCTTCCAAGGGAACGTCCCACCAGATTCTAATGGTGCTTCTATTCAGATTGCAAAAAGAATAATGCAAAGTAAAACAGCAGATTTCTCCAATGCATTTGCAAAACAACAAACCGGACAGTCAACGCAGAACCAAAGAAGAAAAAAGACAAAAGTTGTTTATGACTTTATTGGTATACCTCAAGTGGTGCACATCAACCCAACTTATGAAGTAACCCTTACCTCGTTATACACCCAGCAAATGAATGAAATGATTCAGCCTTTTATGGTACGAACCGGAAACATAAACTATAAGGTAGTGGAGAACAATTTTCACCGTTATGAGTCAAACTACAACATTACCGACAACTCAGCAAATTTAGGCGAAGAACAAAGAAAGTTGGAAGCAAAAATCTCTTTTAATTTAATTGGCTATTTATTTGGCGAATATGTCAACGAAGAAAAACCAAAAATAATAATCAGGGAAAGCATTGTAGAATACAAATTTCCAAAAGAAACAACAATTTTAACCCTGTAAGTGTTTTTGAGAATTTTCTAACTATTTATTATTGAACTATAATTATATAATTCAACTAAGGAGTTTAAGCAATGCCCGTAGAAAAATTTACATTTATTTCACCTGGAGTTCAAGTAGCAGAAATTGATCGTTCAGGAATCCCGGCACCGGCACCCCCAATTGGCCCTGCAGTAATTGGTCGTACCTCGTATGGACCAGCAATGACCCCTGTTCGTCTTGAGTCAACAGATGACCTTTATAGAATCTTTGGACCCCCGTCGCCTGGAGGTAGAGGTGGAGATGTATGGCGTGAAGGAAACTTTGCCGCCCCGACTTACGGAGCATTCGCCGCTGAAGCTTACCTTCGCAATAACAGCCCAATAACATTTGTTCGGTTAGCAGGAGAAAAACACCCAGAAGCGACCTCGACCGGTTACGCCGGCTGGACAGCGCTTGAAGCTACTGGCGTATTCGTTGCTAATGCCGTCTCTGGTAATACGGGCTTTGAGCAAGTAACTGCTTCACTCGGCGCAGTGTTTTATTTAACAGATGCAGATGCATCAATACAGCTTATAAGCAACACGAACGGCCAAACCACTCCGGTTGACACCGCTGGTACATTGGTTCAGAATGAATCTTCTAACGCACTTAGCCTTACATTTACGGCAATTGTCGAAAACTACCAAGGTTCCAACCACCTTACTGCCACGTTCAATTTTGATCCAAACTCAGAAAAGTACATTCGTAAGGTGTTCAACACAAACCCGCACTACACAAATTCAGATCTTTATGCTGCCGATACAAGATTGAATTACTGGCTAGGAGAGACTTTTGAAAGTTCACTACAAGAGATTGTGGTTGGCGGAGGCCCCGGTTCTGGTGCGCCAACTACGCTTGTTGGCACGAATTCGAACGCTTTTGCTTTCGTTGCCCCACTAACCGGTTCGGGCGCAGACCTAGCAGAACGTGTCAATGCGTCTGCCGGAGCAAAGAGTGGCCTGGTGTTCGCACAAGATCTTACGGAAGAAACCGCATCCTACCAGCCTCAAAATCAGCAAAAACTTTTCCGTTTTGCTGCTACTGATGTTCGAGGTGAGTGGGACAATAAAAACGTCAAGATATCAATTGCAAACGTAAAAGCAGCAGTTAACCCGACTGTCGACCCTTACGGCACTTTTGATGTTTTTGTGCGAGATGCTAGCGATACAGATAACGCCCTAAACCTTTTAGAGTCATTCACAGGTCTAAATCTAAATCCAGCATCCCCAGACTATATTGCTCGTCGAATTGGCGACAAATACCTAAGCTGGAACACGACTGAAAAATACTACGAAGAGTATGGAACATACAACAATGTCTCAAAATACATTCGTATGGAAATGAATGATGAAGTCGACAACGCTACCGCTAACCCAGCAGTTCTTCCGTTTGGTTACTTTGGGCCAATAAGAACAGCGACCCAAGTAACCACCGGCAGCCAACCTCCGGGTGAATTTATTCCCGCCGCAGGCTTGGCTATTTCCGCAGCCTCAATGTTTGCCGGAGCAACACTTACAACCGGCTCTGAATATTCCGGATTCGCTTTCACTGGTAGCCTGTCGGCTAGTGTTGAGTTCCCTCGGATTTCACTTCGCCAGTCAGGCACTTACGGCGTCTCAACACCGAAGAATGCATTCTACGGTGCACGCACACAAGGTACATTCGCCAGACGTGATAACGGCTATGTTGATTACACCAGACGTCTTTCTTCAGACATAGGCGATCCTTACGGCTCAGGGGGCACGCTTAGTGCCGGACTAGAATACTCTTACATTTTCTCATTAGATGATGTTAGAGGCTCGGCCGCAGTTCCTGTTTATGTTTCAGGTTCACGAGCCGCTGGAAACTCTCTTAGAGGAACAGGGGATATCGATATTCTTCTTACTTCTAGTATTAACTCGTTTACATTACCGCTAGTTGGCGGAACAGACGGCTTGGACATTACAGAGCCAGAGCCTTTTGCAAACCGACTAATCAACGGACAGTCTGAGCAAACTTCATATGAGCTATACTCAGTTCGTAAGGCAATCGACATGCTTAGAGACCCTGATGTGATTGAACACAACGTTGTAACCGCACCGGGCTTGTCCGATCCTCTTGTAACTGATTACTTGGTTGATATGGCCGAGGAAAGAAAAGACACATTGGCTATTATCGATATTGAAAACGATTACAAGTCTCGTTTTGAGTTGACTTCCGGCCAGATACTAACAAACAGAACTAGACTTCCCGATCCTAGCACTGCTGTAAGCGAAATGAAGACACGAGGTTTTGATAGTTCTTACGGTGCTGCTTACTACCCGGCAGTTCAGATAAGAGACCGAGGATCAAACACTATACTGTATGTCCCTGCGACAGTGGCAGCGTTGTCAGCGTTTGGTTATACAGAGAGAGTTGCGGAGCCTTGGTTTGCACCAGCCGGCTTCAACCGTGGCGGCCTCTCAGATGGCTCAACCGGTATTGTAGCAACTGGCGTTTCTAAGCGATTAACCTCAAAGGAAAGAGACGACCTATACGGCGTAAACGTTAACCCGATTGCGCAGTTCCCACAAGAGGGAGTTGTTATCTTTGGACAGAAAACACTGCAGGCCAGCGCTTCTGCACTTGACCGAGTCAATGTTCGTCGGCTTCTTATTTTCATCAAGAAAGAGATTTCTAGAATCGCTAATACAATCCTATTCCAGCCGAACGTTCGTGACACTTGGGCACAGTTCCTTCTTAGAGCACGGCCGCTCTTGGACGATGTCAAAGCTAAGTTTGGTCTAGAAGATTATAGACTTATTCTTGATGAGACAACAACAACGCCTGATCTAATCGATCGGAACGTACTATATGCAAAAGTGCTCCTTAAGCCGACTAAGGCAATTGAGTTTATTGCAATCGACTTCGAAATCTTCCGCTCCGGCGCAAGTTTTGATAGCTAGGACTATTTAAGATAAAGGAGAAATAATAAATGGCATTTTGGAGCAGCACAGCAACTTCTGAACCTCGTCGAAATTTTAAGTTTTTAGTTCAGATCATCGACGACTTCACCCGAATTCCAGTTTGGGTGGTCAAATCGGTTAACCTTCCAGAGATCAACGTTGGAGAATCAGAACACAAGTTTTTAAACCACACCTTCTACTTTCCAGGCACCGTTACCTATAACGAGATTTCATTTACGGTAGTCGATTCTATTAATGACAATATATCACGAAACATTCTTGCAAAGTTTGCAAACTCAGGGTATAATATCCCAGCAGGAGAAAATTTAGCTAGCGAATCCCTAATGACAAAGAGTGACTCTGTTAGGGCACTCGGAAATGTTACTATTGAGCATCTAGGATCCGGAGATGATGGACAAGATGGCACCATTAGCTTTGCCCTTACTAATGCTTGGATTAAGCAAGTTCAGTTTGGCCAAAATTTGGCATACGACAGTGAGGACCTCTCAGAGATTTCAATGACGCTTAAATACGACTTCTTCACTTTCCTTAGCGGCAACGAACCCGTCCCAAGCTTCGGCGCATAAAAACTTACTAACCTCATAGGAGTATAATGAGAAACAATCAAGACCGTTTGGGGGCGACCGAAGTCCCCCAAACATCCCCGGAACCAGCACCTGCAATGGCCCAGCAAGGTGCTGATTTTTCTTTTGTGGCCGCAAATGATATTGTTGAACTTCCATCAGGAGGCGAGTTTTATCCGGAGGACCATCCTCTTC